AGATGATGTTTTAGTTAGTACAATCGAAGAAGAGACCTTTGACCTTCCAGACAATCCTCAAGACGAGGACCCTGCAAAGACAGAATCTCCTACTGAGGATGATCTACCAGAGAAGTATCGTGGCAAGACCGCAAAAGAAATTGCATCAATGCACCAAGAGGCTGAGAAGTTAATTGGAAAGCAAGGCAGTGAAGTCGGTGAGTTACGACGTGTGGTAGATGACTACATTAGAGCACAAACATCGAAAGACTTAAAGACAAAGGAACCAGAACTAGATGATGGTGATTTCTTTGTTGATCCAAAGAGTACTGTTAATAAAGCAATCGATAATCATCCTGCTATTCTCGAAGCTAAGAAGGCTTCATTTGAGATGAAGAAGGCTGATACTCTATCAAGGTTAGGTGCTAAATACCCTGACTTTATGGAGACTGTAGAAGATCCCGCTTTTGGCGAATGGATCAAGAGTTCTAGGGTACGTACAGAATTATTTGTTCGTGCTGAAAGTCAACTAGACTTTGATTCTGCAGATGAACTATTAGCAACTTGGAAAGAAAAACAATCAATCACTAAGAAAGCATTGGACACTTCGAAGATGGATAGAGATAAACAACTTCAAACAGCCGACGTAGGTTCTAACTCATCTACTGAAAAGGTTTCTAAAAAGAAATATCGTCGAAGCGATATTATTAGACTTATGCAAACTGACCGAGCCAAGTATGACGCATTATCTGAAGAGATCTTGAAGGCATATGCGGAGGGTCGAGTAATATAACATTTTAGAAAAGGAAATTAATTATGGCTTTAGGCTCTAATCACGTAACCCTCACCACTGCTGCAAATTTTATTCCAGAAATTTGGAGTGATGAGATTGTAGCAACTTATGAAAAGTCTCTTGTAGCTGCTAAGCTATTTAAGACAATGCCAATGACAGGTAAGAAAGGTGATACAATTCACATTCCTACTCCTAGTCGTGGTGCTGCATCTTTAAAAGCTGCAAATACACAAGTAACTTTACAAGCATCAACAGATAGCGATATTGCTGTTGTTGTAGACAAACACTATGAATACTCAAAAGTTATTGAGGACATCGTAGAAGTACAAGCTTTAGCTTCAATGCGTCAATTCTACACTACAGATGCAGGTTATGCACTTGGTCGTCAAGTTGATAGCTCATTGTTGCAACTAGGTCGTACATTCAATGGTGGTTCAGCAGGTGCACGTTATAATGCTGCTTACATCGGTGGTGACGGTACTACATTGTTTGACTACACAGCTAACACAAACGCAGGTAATGCCTCTGCATTGACTGATGCTGCTATCCGTCGTACAATCCAACGTCTTGATGACAATGATATTCCTGAAGAAGGTCGCTTCATGATTATCCCTCCATCAGCACGTAACACATTGATGGGTATTGCTCGTTTCACTGAACAAGCTTTCGTTGGTGAAGTAGGTAATGGTAACACAATTCGTACAGGTCAAATCGGTAACATCTATGGTATTCCAGTTTATGTTTCATCTAACTGTGACTACTTGAATAGTGCTGCTGATGGTTCAGGTACAAACTTAGGCCGTGCAGTATTGATCGGTCATCGTGATGCAGCTGTTCTTGTTGAACAACAAAAAGTTCGTTCACAAGCTCAGTACAAACAAGAGTACTTAGGCACTCTATACACTGCAGATACAATCTACGGTGTTAAAGAGTTGCGTGACAATGCTTGTTTCGCATTAGCAGTTCCTTTATAAGAAACTGATAGATGGCCCTTGCTTAGGCAGGGGCTATTTTTATGGGTACTTTTCTAGTATCTATAAGAATATTCAAGGAGATCTAAATGAAATTCAAATGTTTACAATCAGGTGTGGTAATTGAGTTCGTTCAAGAACAAGATATTAAAACAACTCTAGATAATCCAGCTTACGAAGTATATGAAGAACCAGTAGTTGCTCCTAAAAAAGAAACTAAAAAAGTAGAAGTTAAAGTTGAATCTGTAGAGGAATAGCATGACTGACACTAGAGGTATCTATAGAGCACCAGGAGGATCTGGAGATGCTACAGGAGATGCAGCTAATGAAGCAGTTGTTGCTATTCAGGCTGCAGCAGAGGCTCAAGTTAGTGCCGTAGCTGCGGCTGCTAGTGCTACGTCTGCTGCCTCATCAGCTAGTAGTGCTTCTACAAGTGCAACTAATGCAAGTACACAAGCAACAGCTGCAGCATCATCTGCTACTGCTGCGGCAAGTTCTGCATCAAGTGCCTCTACTAGTGCTACAGCAGCACAAACAGCAGAAACTAATGCAGAGACTGCAGAGACTAATGCGGAAACAGCACAAGCCGCTGCTGAATTAGCAGAGGACAATGCAGTAGCTAGTGCCTCTTTAGCACAAGATTGGGCTACTAAAACTACAGGTCCTGTTGCTGGTGGAGAATACTCTGCTAAGTATCATGCTGGATTAGCTTCTACTTCTGCTACAAATGCAGCAAGCTCTGCTTCTAGTGCATCTACATCAGCTACATCAGCTTCAAGTAGTGCCTCTGCAGCAAGTACTTCTGCAAGTAACGCTGCTACTTCAGCAAGTGCTGCAGCTAACTCAGCAAATAGTGCTTCATCTTCTGCAAGCAATGCAGCTAGTTCTGCCTCTGCTGCCGATGCTGATGCTTCAAGTGCAGCAAACTCTGCTTCAACTGCAACAACTAAAGCAAGTGAAGCTAGTACGTCTGCATCTAATGCAGCTACATCTGAAACTAATGCAGCATCTAGTGCAAGCTCTGCAAGTACAAGTGCTTCTAATGCTAGCACATCAGCTACTAATGCTGCTAACTCTGCAACGTCTGCTAGTGGTTCAGCTACAAGTGCAAGTAATAGCGCAACCAGTGCAGCAACATCAGCAACAAATGCTGCAGCAAGTGCAACTTTAGCAGCTAGTTACACACCTAGTCAAACAGGACATGCTGGAGAATTCTTAACTACTGATGGTACTAATACATCATGGGCTACTGTAGATGCTCTTCCAGATCAAACAGGAAACTCAGGAAAGTATTTAACTACAGATGGCACTGATGCTTCTTGGGCTACAGTAAATGTTAATCCTGCTTTAAATGATTTATCTGATGTTACTATTACTTCTGCTGCAAGCGGACAAGTACTTTCATATAATGGTTCTGCTTGGGTTAATACAGCATCAAGTAGTAATACTACTACAAAAGGTTTATATGAACATAGTAATACTATTTCAGCAAACTATACAATATCTGCAGGAAACAATGCTATGAGTACTGGACCTTTAACAATTAGTTCTGGTGTATCTGTTACTGTACCTTCAGGATCACGTTGGATGGTTCTATAATGACTACAAAAATATCTACAAAAACAAGTGGTGTAGGTGGATTAGAAGTAACTGGAGACGCTTCTGGTATATTAGAACTTGCAAGTAATAATGGTACAACTGCTGTAACGATTAATGCTAGTCAAAATGTTGGTATTGGTACTTCTAGCCCTGCTAATAAAGTTGTTATCAGCACAACTGGAAACTCTAATCATTTAGCACTTACTGGCGCACAACAAAATGCTATGCAATTTTATAATGCTACAGGTGGTGCGGGATTTATTATAGGAAGGTCATTATCTAGTGATAATGCAAATGATTTTTTTATATATGATTATGCAAATAATGCTACTAGATTCAGAATATTAAACAATGGAGATTTACAATTTAATTCTGGATATGGCACAGAAGCTACAGCATACGGATGTCGTGCTTGGGTAAACTTTAACGGAGAAGGTACTGTAGCTATTCGTTCTAGTGGAAACGTTAGTTCTATTACAGATAATGGTACAGGTAACTATACTGTAAATTTTACTAATGCTATGCCAGATGTTAATTATTCAGTACCATTTAGTGCCGCAGGATCTGGAACGGTTGTTTCAGACACTATTGGTGGCCCATACTTATATTCAACATCTTCTTTCCGTATTAATACACGAGGAGGAAATAATGCTCAAGCAGATAGATCTATAATAAGTTGTGCAGTATTCAGATAAGGAATAAAAATGAACGAACGTATTATTTACCCAACAGATGACGGTGTAGCAATAATCGTACCAGCACCTGAATGTGGCTTAACAATTGAAGAAATTGCAGCTAAAGACGTACCTGCTGGCACACCATACAAGATTGTAGATGTATCAGACATTCCTGAAGATAGAACATTCCGTAACGCATGGGAGTACGCATGATTACAATTAACTTTGATAAGGCTAAAGACATTACTAAAGACCGTTTGCGTACAGAACGTAAACCATTATTAGAATCACTAGACGTTGTTATGTTACGCAACCTAAATAATCCTGCAACATTAGCAGAGATTGAAGCTAAAAAACAAGCATTGCGTGATGCTACTAACCAAGTAGACACAATGACTACACTAGATGAGCTAAAAGCTGCATCATTACCTGTATTGGAGTAATTTATGTCGAGTATTGTAGTTGCAGGTAACACAAGTGGTTCGATAACCATTTCAGCTCCAGACGTAAGTGGGTCAAACACGCTAACACTACCTGCTGCTACTGGTACAGTTATTTATTCTAACGGTTCAGGTAACTTACAAGCTAATTCAGGCTATGGTTCTGTAGCGACAGGTTATTTATGCAGAGCATGGGTTAATTTTAATGGAACTGGAACTGTAGCTATTCGTGGTTCAGGAAACGTAACTTCTATCACTGATAATGGTACAGGTGATTACACAGTCAACTTTACGACAGCAATGCCTGATGCTAATTACACATCAGTTGCAAATTCTGGATTAAATAGTGCAGCTACTGCATATGTAATTTGTTATACAAATGCACGTTCAACATCTCCATTTACTCAAGCTCCTACTACTACTGCAATGAGATTTGTTATTGCAAAAGGTGTTTTATCTACAGATGTGACGTCTGATTCAGAATATTTAAATGTTGCAGTATTCAGATAAGGAATTAGCATGATTGTTTTAAACGGTGATACTGGCATAACCACTCCTACCTACGGTGGCACAGATACGTCTGAATACCTAGTACCTGTAACAGCATTTAAGAATCGCCTGATTAACGGCAATATGTCTGTATGGCAACGTGGTACAAGTTTTAGTTTATCTGCTGGTCAAACATATACGGCAGATAGATGGATTACTGTTATTAGCGGTAGTGGTTCTACATCTACACTTAGCCAACAAGCTGCAACACCTTCAGACTTTGCTTCTTTAGAGATGCAAGTTCCACAATTTTTTACAAGGTATGCAGTTACTGTTGCAGGTTCTGTAACATATCGTGACTTTGCACAGCGTATTGAGGATGTTAGAACCTTTGCAGGACAAAATGCAACAATTAGCTTCTATGCTAAAGCTGCATCTTCAATGACAGTTGGTGTTCAACTATATCAAGGTTTTGGTAGTGGTGGTTCACCTGACAACTCTACAACTCCAGTAAACGTAACAATTGGAACTACTTGGCAAAGATACACAGTTACTATTGCTTGCCCAAGTATAAGCGGTAAAACTATTGGTGCTGGTTCAATGGTTGCTGCTGTTTTAATTATGCCTAATACTACGTTTACTTTTGACGTAACTATGATACAAGCTGAGTATGGCTCTACAGCTACATCATTTGACTATAGACCTTATGGTACAGAGTTGGCTTTGTGTCAGAGGTATTATCAATTAAAAGATGGATTTCAGCCTATTGGAAGCTCAACAACTTTAGTTGAAGGCGGAATATCATATACTGAAATGAGAGCTAATCCGACAATAGGGCAAACAGCTGTTTTCCAGATTGGGTATCCTGGTGTCGCAGACTATAATCAATCATCAATTGGAATAACAATAACAGCATCTAGAGTTTCAACAACTGGATTAATGTATATGCTTTCAAATTTTTCTGGATTAACTCAAGGTAGGGCTTATTGTCAAAATGCTGGAGTTAATAATGCAAAAATAACTTTATCTGCGGAGTTATAAATGTATAAAAAATACAAAAATTCTAATAATGTCATTAATGATACTGCAATAATAAGAACTATTGATAATGTGTGCATTCCATTCGACCCAGCTAACACAGACTACCAAGAATATCTAGCATGGATTGACGAAGGTAACGAACCTTTATCTGCGGATGATCCAAATACAATACTATAACTAAGGACTAAGGAATGACTCCTGAAGAACAAAAAGAAATACACAAAGCTGCTATTAAAGAAGCTATAGGAGAGTGGCTAGACAAGCAGTTCATTACCTTAGGTAAGTGGACTCTTAAAGGATTATCTGCAATGGGTTTAGCTGTCCTTGTTTACCTGTGGGCAGCTGCTCATGGATGGACTATTAAACTATGATTAACTCTCGTAAGTTAGAAGACTTAAATCCAAAGGTTAAAACTCTTTGTGAAAAGTTTATTGCTTCTTGTGATAAACAAGGTATAGATATTCTTATTACTTCTACATACAGAGATGGAGAATCACAAAGTGCTTTATATGCTCAAGGTAGAACTACTCCTGGAAAAATTGTTACGAATGCTAAGGCTGGACAATCCTTCCACAACTGGCGTGTTGCTTTCGATTTTGTACCATTAGTAAATGGTAAAGCTCAATGGTCTGATGTAGGGCTATTTACTAAGTGTGGAGAAATAGCAGAACAATGTGGGTTAGAGTGGGCAGGTAGATGGAACAAGTTTAAAGAATTGGCACATTGTCAATATACAGGTGGTTTAACTTTGCAAGACTTTCAAAAAGGAAAAACATTATGATTACATATTTATTAGAACGTGCTAAAGAACCTTCATCATGGCGTGGTGCTGTACTGTTAGCTACTGCTGCAGGTGTAGGTATTACTCCTGAACTAGCTAATGCTATTATTACAGCTGGTGTATCTATTGCAGGTTTACTAGGTATCTTTACTAAAGGATAACATATGAAGAAAGACTCTCGTTTAGAAAGAGCGGGAGTAGCTGGGTTTAATAAACCTAAGCGTACTCCTTCTCATCCTACTAAGTCTCATGTAGTTGTAGCTAAAGTAGGAGATCAAGTTAAGACTATTCGTTTTGGTCAACAAGGTGTTAGTGGTGCTGGAGCTAATCCAAAAACTGCTAGTGAGAAGGCGAGACAGAAAAGTTTTAAGGCTCGTCATGCTTCTAACATTGCTAAAGGAAAGATGTCTGCAGCATACTGGGCAGATAAAGTCAAGTGGTAATTAAAAAGTAGTTGACAAATATACTATATTGTGGTATAATTGTGGTATAACTTAGGAAAGTATAATGAATTATTTAGAAATTGTCAATAGTGTTTTACGTAGACTTCGAGAAAATGAGGTGTCTTCTGTACAAGAAACTCCTTATAGTAAGCTTATTGGCAATCTAGTTAATGTTGTCAAGAGAGAAGTAGAAGACAAATGGGATTGGTCTTCACTACGTACTACTCTTACAGCTACTACTACTGCTAATTTATTTAACTATGTACTAGTTGGTTCTACTACTCGTATCAAAGTACTTGATGTTATTAATGATTCTGATAATATTATCATGCGTCAACAAAGTACTAAGTGGTTTGACAGACAGTTCTTAACAATTGGTATTCAAAAGGGTACTCCAGTATTCTACAACTTTAACGGTGTAGATGCTAATGGTGATAGTCAAATTGACTTGTTCCCTATTCCTGATGCTGCTTATGAGATTCGTGTTAACTGTGTTATCCCTCAAGATAAGTTAGTAAACAATACAGACACTGTTTTAGTTTCTGCTGATATTATTATTGAAGGTACAATTGCAAGAGCTATCTCTGAGCGTGGAGATGATGGTGGTTATGTAGAACAAGAGCAACGTTATCGTGATATGTTAGCTGACTATATTGCAATTGAATCTGGGCAACGTCTTGATGAAGTAACTTGGAGTCCTTGCTAATGGCTGGTGCTTTAAAGGCAGCAAGTAATGCTACACTAGGTTTCTTGGGTTTAAATACTCAAGAGAGTGGTGTGACTCTTGAATCAGGATATGCTAAGAAAGCTATTAACTGTGTAATTGATAAATATGGTAGGTTAGGTAGTCGTCGTGGATGGCAGTCTCTAACAACTAATAATGGTGATCTAGCAGACTCAGAGTATATTGAATCTATCTTTGAGTTTAGAGATGTAGGTGGTAACTCTACATTCTTATCTGCTGGTGGTGGTAAACTATTTTCAGGTACTACTACATTAACTAGAAAATTAATTTATGGTGCAGACTCAGGTGGTCCTGTACCTTTAGTAACTCAACCTACATTCTCAGGTAATCGTTGGCAGTTTGCTGCATTACAAGAAGGTAGTGGAGCTGCTGCTGAGTCTTATGCTTTTGCTGCACAAGCTGGTAATAAAATGTTAGTATACAGAGAGGGAGCTCATAGTGGCCCTTATGTATTCCAACAAGTAGGTACTTATGGCTCTGCTCCTAGCGGAGTTGGCTTCTTCGATCCTGATTGTGTTCATGCTGCTTTTGGTAGAGTGTGGGCAGGAAGAGTTACAGAACAAAAGACTACCGTATTTTATAGTCAATTATTAAATGGCCCTGTGTTTACAGGATCAGGATCTGGTCTGTTAGATATTGGTGCGGTAGTAGGAGGCAACGATGAGATTGTTGCCATTAGTTCTTACAATAAGTATTTAATTATCTTCTGTTATAATAACATTGTTATTTATGACAATGCAGATGATCCTACTACAATTGCATTAGCTGATGTTATTAATGGTGTAGGATGTATTGCTAGAGATTCTGTACAACAAACAGGTACAGATTTAATCTTCTTATCTAAGAGTGGTTTAAGAAGTCTTAATAGAACTGTACAAGAAAAGTCAATGCCTATGAGAGAGTTATCTCTTAACATTAGAGATGACTTAGTTAATTATGTTAATGGAGAAAGTTTAAATAGTATTAAGAGTGTCTACTTTGAAAGAGATGCCTTCTATTTACTAATTCTTCCAGGATTAAATCAATCTATTTATTTTGATTTACGGCAAACTTTACCTAATGGTGCAGCAAGAACTACTATCTGGAACAACTTAGTTCCTAAAGCTTTGTGTTCTACTTATGACCGTAACTTGTACTTAGGTATGGCTGGTGGTATTGGTAGATACTTTGGGTATTCTGATAATGGTAGCTCTTATCGTTTAGAGTATACAACTTCTAATACAGATGTAGGTGAGCCATTCTCACTTAAGTTCTTAAAGAAAGCTAAAGTAATTGTAATTGCTTCAGGTACTCAGGATATTATTATTAAGTACGCATTTGACTATAGTACTTACAGTTCTTCTAGAACATATGCTAAGGACTTTGTATCAGGTACTTCTGAATATAATATATCAGAGTACAACATTGGTGAGTTTACCTCTGGAACTTCTATCTCTGAGATTGATTTAAACTTAGGTGGATCTGGTAAAGTACTAGAGTTTGGTGTTGAATGTACAATTGAAGGTGCTCCAGTAAGTCTACAACAAATGACAGTATATTTAAAAACAGGAAAACTAGTATGAGTAATTATGTAAAAGCTACCAACTTCTATTCTAAGGATGCTCTTCTTACAGGGAACCCTGATAAGATTATTAAAGGGGCTGAGATTGATGATGAGTTTAATGCTATTGCTACAGCTGTTGCTACTAAAGCAGACTTAAATAGTCCTAACTTTACAGGTACTCCTACAGTACCTACTGCTACTAGTACTACTAATACAACTCAAGTAGCTTCTACTGCCTATGTAACAACCGCTATTGGTAATCTTGGTACAATGAAGAGTCAAGATGCTGATGATGTAGATATTACTGGAGGCTCTATTGTAGGAATTACTGATCTTCTTCCTGCTGATGGTGGTACAGGTGTATCTAGTCTTACTGCTAAGAGTGTTATTATTGGTGGGGGTACAAGTCCAGTTACTTTTGTAGCTCCTAGTACTGAAGGTAATGTTCTTACTTCTGATGGTACTGATTGGGTTAGTGCTGCTCCTACAGGTGGTATTGGTGATGGTCAAACTTGGCAAGAGGTAACAAGAACATTAGGTACTACTTATACCAACTCTACTGGTAAGCCAATTATGTTAATTGGGGATGCAGTACGTAATGCAGTATCTAGTGCAGGTCTTAATTGTACAATTAATGGCGTTGAAGTTCCTTTATGTTATGGAACTAACTCTGATGGTGGTAACGAATCTGTAGGCTCTATTATTATTCCTATAGGTGCAACATATATACTTACTACAAAAGGTGAATCTTTATCTAGCTATAGAATTTTTGAGTTACGATAAATGCAAGGTAATGTAGTACAGATAGACAATGAATTACAAACAGTACTATTTGATTATGTTGAGGCACTAGGTAAAGAAATAATTATAGCTCACTGTGATGTACACAAGTGGACTAAAGAAACAAAACCAGTAATTCTGAATCAGATAAAAGAGCTGGCAAGTAAACAGACTCTTCCCATATTTGTAGTCCATGATGGGAAAGATAAGAAACATTTAAAGTGGATAACAATGTGTGGTTTTGTCTTCTCAGGCTTTTCCACAAATGATTATGGTGAAGAGGAATATATGTATATCTGGAGTAACAAATGAGTTCAAAAAAACCTAAGGTCGCTAGACTACAGTTAAAACCTACTACTGTTTCTACAGGATATGGTTCGGGTACTTATGATCCTTCTACAGGTAATGTAAGTTACAACCTTGATCCTCAACTTGCTGAGTTTAGAGATTACTTTTATGGTGCTGCTGAACAGTTCCAGCCTACTCAAGAAGAGATGGACTATGCTTATGACTTAGGTCAAACAGGACAGTCTTTCTTAGACAGAGGTTTAGGTCTAGATATTAATAAGATAACTCAAGACTACTATGATACAGGTAGTAGATTGCTTGCTCCTA